GTTGCTCCAAACATCTCTTTAGATTTCCTGTCGGTTTCTTTCCAAACATCAACAACATTAACAGGCCTTTCTTTTCCCCCTTTTATAGATACAAAATTTTCAACGGGGAGAAATGCTGCAGTATTCCACTCTTCAGTAGCAATGTCTAAATATAGACCTTGAACTTGTTTTATACTATATTTAGCAATAGATTGTTGAGGAAATAATATCCTATTTTTTTGCAATTGCTCTATGACTACTTTCCTTTTATTTGGTTCTATGAAATGTAAATTGGCAGCAGTGAATACACCTTCTTCCAAAGACATTACATAGGCACAAGGAAACTTATCAGCAAATTTTGCGTACTTTGATTTTGGTTGATAATCAAAAAATAATAAATGCCCAGGTTTTGGAAAAGTTCTTATTGCATTTTTATCTTGATGATTTTTATCTACCGAATCTCTAGATTCATCAAAAATTATTCTACTGGGATTTGATGCATATTTTGCTGCTATACTTCTAAGTGCTCTTCTATAGAAAAATCCACTTTGACCAGATTCAAATTTTAGTTCTTCTTGGACTTCTTCAAATAGAGTTTTCATTACTTGATTCCTAGTTCTTCTTCGGTAATGATCTTAAATTCTATGAGTCTATCCTCACAGTATTCTCTTGCATACTTCCACTTTGCTTGATTCACTGCATATGTTTTGCATTCGTGAATGTATGACTTTGTTGTTCTGGATTTTTTCACTGGAGGATTAGTTTGTCTTTTTGGTTTAACTTCTACAACATATGTTTTAGTTTCTCCAGATTTTTCTCTAACCTTTATGATAAAGTCTGGAAAATATCTGTGAACTCTATTATCAACTGGGGAGACATAGGGAATCCAAAATTCTTCCGATCCCCATTCTAAGATGTTTTCATTTAGATCACAATAACTACAGAATTTTCTTTCCCAACTACTTCTACAGATGATATTATTTGGATCACCCTTGTATTTGTTTGGATAAGATGGTTTGTATTTACTCTTGATACTTTCTGCCATTATCCTTGCTACATAATATATAAAGTTAAAAATATTTATAAATGGCAGCACCAGGGCCTAAGCAGTTTAGAATGTCGGAGTTGAAACAAAAATTACTCCGACCAGCACAAACTTCCGTATATATGGTAGATATTACTACTGGCGGAGGATTTGCAAAATTTGTGGGACAGCGTGGATTAAATCTGGGAACTGACGGCGAACTTATTAATATTTCTTGCTGCGAAGCATCTTTACCAGGATCAAGTCTTGCAACACACGAAGTGACGAATGATTATCACGGTGTGACAGAAAAGATGGCATATCGTAGAATTTATGATGATAGTATTGATCTAACATTTTATGTCGATCATCAATATAAAGTAATAGAATATTTAAATTCTTGGATGAATTATGTTGTTGGAGAGGGAAGCACTTTTAACACAGAACAATATAAAGACCCAACTACATTTTATAGAATGAATTGGCCGCTTGATTATAGAAATGACATTTACTTGACAAAATTTGAAAAAGATTTTGGAACAAAAGGTTCTATGAATGCAACTTTAAAATATCAATTCATTTCAGCATTTCCAACAAACTTAGTTTCCATCCCAGTTTCATATGAGTCAAGTGATCTTCTTAAGGTTACTGTTTCATTTCATTATTTGAGATATGTGAGAACTAGAGTGTTTAGTGCTACAAATATGGGATCAGTTCCACAAACACCTTCTGATCAGGCAGTGTTTAATCAGGTTTATAATAATGGAACTGATAGTTTCAACGCCAATCCCGATTATGGTGGAGGTTCAGTTGTAGATCCTGCCCAGTTATTTAATAATGCATCTCCTGTTTCGAGAGGAGGATTTACTGATTCGCAGATCAATACGGCAATAAGTCAAGAGTTGGCAGTTCAGGCATCTGGCCAAGCTCCTTCTGGGGGATTTAACATCTTCTAATACCACAATAAATAAAGTATCTGAATTGTATAGGAGATTATGCCTTTACCAAAGATTTCTACGCCAACTTATGAGTTGGAATTGCCATCAACTGGTGAGACGATTAAATATAGACCATTTCTAGTAAAAGAAGAAAAACTTCTTGTTCTCGCCTTGGAGAGTGAGGATATGAAGCAAATCACAACAGCAATTAAAACTGTAATTAAAAATTGTATTCAGTCGAAAAATATTAAAGTAGAATCACTACCAACTTTTGATATTGAATACCTATTCCTTAACATCAGAGGAAAATCTGTTGGGGAAGAAATTGAGGTTAATCTAATCGCCCCCGACGATGAAGTTACACCTGTTCCCGTTAAGATTCTGATTGATGATATTAAAGTCAAGAAGAGTGAGGAGCATACTAACAAAATTAAAGTAGATGCTAATTTGATGATGGAAATGAAGTATCCATCACTAGATCAATTTATTAAGTCTAACTTTGATTTCAATTCAAGTAATACCGTGGATCAATCATTTGATCTAATCGCATCTTGTATTGATAAGATTTATAATGATGAGGAAGTTTGGGACACAACAGATGTCACTAAAAAGGAACTCAATGAATTTTTGGATCAAATGAATTCTCAACAATTCAAACAGATTGAGAAGTTCTTTGAAACAATGCCAAAACTTTCCCATGAAGTTAAAATCACAAATCCAAAAACTGAAGTTGAAAGTACAGTGGTTCTAGAGGGTCTTTCCAGTTTTTTCGGATAGGTCTGGTCCATATGGACCTTGAAAACTACTACAAACTTAATTTTGCCTTGATGCAGTATCATAAATATTCATTAATGGAGATTGAGAATATGATCCCTTGGGAAAGGGACATTTATGTTGCATTACTTCAACAGCATTTAGAAGAAGAAAAGGCAAAACAAGCACAACAGTAGAATGGCAGAAACCTCCAAGACTCAATATGAGCAAACTACTAACGATGAAAATCTAGTCGAGGAGGATATTAGTCCCGAAATTCTCAAAATTTTGGGACTAGAGGACATATTTGATTTTGATTATGGAGATTATAAGACCCTACTAAGAGAAAAACTAACTGAGCTTGATATAAAAGCATCTCAGTCAAAAGGAAAAGCAGTAGATAAAAAGATTTCTAAATCTCAGACTTTACTTACAGGTGAGTTTAAAAGAGTTAGAAGAAGCACTGGAAAATTCAAGGTTAAATCTCAAAAAGTAAAGGCAGATAAGTTTGTCAATAAAAAAGCAGAATCTGGAACTGGGAAAGTTAAACCCATTGATTCGTCAAAACTTTTACCACCTGGCGGTGTGTTGGCAAAGAGACAACCTCAAGATGAGATAAAACCAGTAAAAAAAGAAGAGGAAGAAGAACCAAAACAAAAGCAAGAAGATCTTTCAAACTTTTTTAAGAATCTACTAGATTCTCTTAAAGGAATTAGTTCCGTTGTAGAAGATCTGTTGAAAGTTTTGGAGAAGCAGCTTGGATTAGATAAAAAACGAGAAGAATCTCAAAGGAAACAGAGTGAATTAGGACAAGCAAAACAAGAAGAGAAAGATCTAGAAAAAGAAAAAAAAGATACGGGATCTGGACTTCTCAAAAAAATAACAAAACCTTTTACAAGTATTTTTGATACTATTACAAATTTCCTATTAAATGTCTTAATGGGATCTATTGTTGTTTGGTTGCTGAAAGTAATTAAAAATCCAATGATTCTTTTGAAACCAATTCAAGGATTGGTTGATGGTATTGTAGGATTCTTCAATACAATTATAAAATTTATTGATTTTATGGTTGTTCAACCAGTAAGAAGTTTTATTGATACGATCAATTCTGCCTTAAAAGGATTTATTGACATTTTAAATAATGCTTTGAAAATACTTCCAGGTTCTCCTCAGATAGGAACACCTCAAGTACCAAATATTCCAGAACCTCCACAAATTCAAAGTCCAGATATTACTGGTGAGAAAAAGCAACAACAACAATCACCACAAGGGGCGCCAATTCAACTTAAATTTAACGCAGGGTCAATCGCTCCTATCAAACAAAGTGATAAGAAGCAAATGACCTTCGATGATAAAGTATCGAATGAAGGTGGTACTGTAAGATCTGATACTACCTCTTATGATGTTTCCGGATTAGGTCCCGATAAGCACTTAACTGCTCTAGAAACTAATGAATATGTTTTAAAGAAAGGTGCTGCCGATTATCTGGGTGGGCCAGCATATCTTGATGGTATCAATAAAATGTTTGGTGGATCAACTAAAAGACAAGTTGCATCTATTGGTGATATTAAAGTTCAAGCAGCAAACGAAGGTGGATCAATAGGATTTGATCCTGCAGTTTACATGCAAGGATCAGACCAGAGAACTATAAATGTTGGTTCTGGAGCAGCGGCGAAAAGATATGCTGTTGCATACAAAAGAGAAGGATCATCTGGAACATTTACAGTTAAGCAAATTAACAAAGTAGTTAAAGGTGCTGGATTGAGTATGATCTTTGGTCAAAAAGATCAATTAACTGGTATTAAACCAAGTAGTCAAGAAGGAAAAACAGTTATTAATTCTGCTGCTCTTAATCAGTGGTTGATGTCAAAAACATCAGAGGCAGGTGGAAAACTTAAGATACAAGTGGATCCTCAAGCAGATATTTACTTTGCATATAAGCAAGCATATAATACACATTATAATGATTCCATAAAGTCTGGATTAAGTAAAGAAGTAGCAACTAGAAACGCTATTGCTGCTGGTAAGGAATTTGCAGTTTCCAGAAAGAGTGGATCTTGGTTACCTGGATCAAAAGAAGGATTAGATCCAACATTAAAACAAGTTGAAGTTACTGGATCACCTTCATCAGATTCGGGAACAGCACCAGATGATACCACAAAAGGAAAATTTGCTAAAAGCTTTATAGAGGTTCTTGGTGATCCGGCAAAAGACAGTCCAAGATTGAAATCCGAAAATGCAGAAAAAAATTCTGCATCTGCATTTTTATCTCCACAATCAAAAGCAAACGCCAATGAACAAAAAACTGATGTAAAGATAGAAGGTGATTTGGCGAAGTCAGTTCTTGGAAAGAAGAATGAATCAGAAAAAACTGCGCCGGCAATATCTTCATCTAGTTTAACTTCTCCAGCATCTATTGCTGCTTCAACCAAACCAAAACAAGACATACCGAAACCCCCGTCAAATAAACCAACCATTACAGCATTACCTTTACCATCCAAACCACAAGTTCCAACAAATACAGGGGTTTCAAATCAATCGGGTAATAGTGTGCCAGGATTTAGTTCTTATAGGCAAGAAGAACCAACACTGGCAGTTGTAGCATCAATATACAATATGTGGGGAGGGTTATAAGAAATGCTTCCTTTACTTCTTGGTGCGGGTAGAATGCTTTTGGCGGGTGCTGCTAGGGGAGCTGCTGGTGGAGCAGGTAGAATGCTTTTGGGTGGTGGAGCTAGGTCTGCTGGTTCACTTGCTCTCAGAGGTGCTCCTGGAGCACTTGTTCAAATTACTAAAGATAGAGTAAAAGACAAGAAAAAGAGAATATCCACCAATAAACTTCTTGCTAAGACTAAAAATGCTGGTAGTAAAATCAAGAAAGGTGGTGGATTAATTTTAAAAAAATCTTCAGCAATAGTAAAACAATCTAAAGGCGCTTTAGTTAAAACTGCTGAAGAAAGAAAGTCTGGTGATGGTGGAAAGGGTGGTGCAATTATTAAGTCAAATATTCGTGAAGAAATTCTAAAAGAGTTAGAGGAAATCAAAGTTGATTTTATAAAAGTAAAAGAAATATCAACTGAAAAACTACTAAATCAAAAACAAGAAGATCGTCAAAGATATCTAGAGGCAAGAAAGAAAAAATCTGAGGAGCAAGAAAAAGATCTTGAGAAAAAGGATACTAAAAAGAAGAAAAAATTAGGTATCACTGCGCCCCAAGTTGGTCTCTTTGATATGATTAAAAACTTCTTATTAAATGTTTTAGTAGGAAGTTTAATTAATATTCTTTTAAAGAATGCACCAATTATTATTGGAATGTTCAAGGATATTGGAAAGGGACTTACCAATACCTGGAATGTGCTAAAACTTGGAATTATCACATTAACGACGGTATTCCCTAAACAAGTTAAATTTATTGCAAAATTAACTTCTAAAATTATTGGCCCTCCTGCAAAATTAATTGGAAAATTACTTTTAAAGGCAGGAAGAATCGCAGGTAATCTATTTAAGAAAGCGGGTGGAGTAATCTTTAATTTAATTAAAGGTCCTTTATCATCCTTAGTTAAAAGAGTTGGTGGTGAAGCATTAGAACAAGGAGTTAAAACTGCCACTAAAGGTGCTGCTAAATTTGCAGGCAAAGCAGTAGGTGCCGCTAGTAGTGCTTTAAAATCTCCCGCGGCCGCTAAAATTATAAAAAGACTTAAATCATTCTCCAAAATTTTTAAAAGAGTTCCCGTAATTGGTGCTTTGATTGGTATTGGTATTGATTTAGCATTAGGAGAAAAACTTGATCGCGCTATTGTTGGCGCAATAGGTGCATCATTAGGTGCTGGAATTGGTGGAGCAATAGGTCAAGGTTTAATTCCAATTCCTGTTGTCGGCGCTGCTGTAGGTGGATTTGTTGGGGCTGGAATTGGTGAATGGGCTGGAAAGAAAATATATGAGAATTTAACAGGAAGAGTTGCTGAAGCAGATAAAGAAAATCCAATTGAAAGAAGAGCATTTGGTGGATCTATTAATGTAAGAGGAGGTAGTAGCAGAAGTCTTCCAAGATCAAATTCGGCAGTCCAAAGAAAAACAACTACAACAGCAGCACTATCACAACAGACACTAAACAGAGCAAAAGGTACTATTCTTAAAGATGAAGAAAGTGCAAAGAGATTTGCAAATCTATCATCAGCATATGGAGCAATACCATTTGTCGGTGAGGCAATGAGACTTGGTTTGGATATTAGTTTGGGTGAAAGAGTTTCTAAGTCAAGAACTGATGCGATTGCGGAATCTATTGGTTCTTCAATTGGTATGGCGTTGAAGAACGAAGAATTTTCGGTTCCTGGATTTAACAAGAGAATTATTGGTGAATTCAGTAAGAATTTAACAACTTGGGCAAAAAGAAAAATATTCATCAGTGTTAAGTCCCAAGAAAATCAATTTAAATCACTACAAGAAAAGAAAAAGCAAGAAGAAGAGAAGAAGGGTGGACCTGAAGGTGGTGCTGGTGGTGATGGTACTTCTGCCCCTAGTGGTGGAGTATCTGAAGGGCAATGGGGTCCACTCCTTGATTTGATTGCTGGTAAAGAATCTGGTGGAAATTATGAAGCAATGTATCCTAGCACTACTTTAAAAGGTGCTACTAAAATGACCATTGCCGAAGTTGCCAGAATAGCAACTGGTGCTGTTGGAAAGTATCAACAATTACCACAATATCTGCTTAGTAGAGCAAAAGCGGCTGGGTTGAATCCAGATAAAGATCTTTATAGTCCAAAAAACCAAGATCTAATTATTACTAAGGTTAATATAGAAGGCAATAGAGGTGGTAGAAGATGGTTGAAGGGTGAAATGAGTGATGAGCGGTTTATGCAGGGGTTGTCGCAAGAATTTGCATCATTACCAAACGCTCAGGGTAAATTTTATTATCCAGGTCAAAGAAGTTCTATGACCCCAGAAAAAATTAGATCTGCACTTGCTAAGGTTAAGGGGGGTGGAAATATTCCAAGAGATATTGCGTCAAAACTTACAGGCAATGACGGCAAAAAAGGTGGTGGCAATGGAATAAATCGCCACATAATTCCATTTTTAGCGATGGGTGGAAATCATACAGTGACTTCTAGTATGGGACTACGAAACTTTGCATTGTCTCCTGGTATGCATATGGGTGTTGACATTGCTGGCACTAGAGGAGAATCACTGCAAGCATTTACTGATGGTGTGGTTGAAGCGACAGGATATGATGGTGGTTATGGAAACTGGGTCAATTGGATTGATAATAAAGGGATTGGGCATTTTTATGGACATATGGATAAAAAAGCATCTGTCAAGGCTGGACAGAAAGTTAAGAAAGGAACAATTTTAGGTCCTTTAGGAAACACTGGTAAATCCAGTGGTCCTCATCTACACTGGGAAGCGGCGACTAATCCAAGAGATAATGGAATGCCAAAGAACAATGTTCTTTCTAGATTCAATCCATTATCAAGATATAATAAAGAATCTCCATTTGGTGGATCTATTCAACCAGATCCTTCATCAGCATCATCCGATATAGCATCTAGTTCTTCAACTCCAGGTTCTTCACAACCAAAATTTGCTAAAAGCTTTATTGAGGTTATTGGTGATCCAGCCGCTGGAAAAGGTGGTAGAGGTGGTGGAAATGGAATTATTCCAACGAAAGGTATTTGGGATACTGGACCTGGATTTACAATTCAAGGTGCTAAAGATGAGCAAGGAAGACCAGTGGTATTCAGTAAAGGAGCAGCAGAAGCTTTCGCCAAAATGATGAAAGATTCTGGTGGAAAAGTTAGAGCATCTGATGTTTCAAGTAGTAAAAGAAGTCCAGAAAAAAATAGAGCAGTTGGTGGTGCTGGCAGATCACTACATATGTCTGGAATTGCAATGGATATTCATGGTGGTTCTAATTCTTGGATTAGAGCAAATGGTAGAAACTATGGTTGGATTGCTAATGATTATCCAGGAAGTCATGGTGGACACTTTGAATTTAAAGGTGCAGGTCTAGCACCTTCAGGAACAGATTCACCAGCATCAGATTCTGGATCTTCTTCAAGTTCTCCAGGATCATCAACACCTCTAGAAAAACCAAAGCGGAAGCTAGAATTTATTGAGGTAATTGGAGATCCTTCAGTAAATAAATCTATTACTGAAGATATAAGTCAGACTCCATCATATAATAAATCTGGACAATCACTTATTATTATGCAGGGGTCTGGAGGAAATTCAATGCCACCAGTTAGAGTTAAATCTAGAAGTGGTGCTTCTGCTGGAATGTCGGGTGATGGTTCCTTGGTAAATAGTTATGGTATGGTCTCAAGACAAATTATCTCATCTTCAATGTATAAACTATAATGGCACATAACGAAGCCGCATCGTCGGGTAATATACGAAAGTTTGAAGTTAAATCAAAGGACATCAGTCAGATTTCTCCCGAAATTAAATATTATGAAAATGTCTTATCTAATACATTATCCGCAACTGCTGTAGTGGCAGAATCGGGTGGTCTGGAACCCGATAAGAAGGAAATGATTGGAGTTTTGGATGGACTTCCTATTAGAGGTGGTGAGTTTGTAAAATTGATTATTGAAGATAATCAATCAACTCCAAATAAACTTGATTTGGATTTATATGTGAATCGTGTAACTAATTCATCACCAAACACTTCAAAAGATGTTTACATGTTGGATTTTTGCACTAAAGAATTTATTGCAAATGAACAGACTAGAGTTGTTAAGAGATTTGAGCAGAATATTTCAGAAGCAGTTAGAGAAATATTAACAGATTCAACAGGACTACAAGTAAAAAAAACTTTGGATATTGATAAGACAGGTGTTAATTACAATTTTATAGGAAACGACAGGAAACCTCTTTATGTCTGTACTTGGTTGGCATCAAAAGCAGTTCCAATGTCTGCCGGAGCAATTAATGGTGCTGCTGGTTATTTCATGTATGAAACTAGTGAGGCTTTCAAATTTAAATCTATTGATGTTCTCATAAAACAGGAACCAAAAAAGAAATATATCTACACAAACGCAGTAAAAGCACCAGAAGGATATGATGGAAAAATTATCAATGTTAAAATTGACCGAAATATAGATCTTCAACAAAATATGTCATTGGGAATGTATCACAATCGTAGCATTTTCTTTGATTTTTATGCGATGGACTATCAAGTAAGAACATATTCTTTGGAACAAGATCAAAAACCTAAAATTGAAATTGCTGCGGATAATATTTTATTTGTTGACAAGGAATTTACCAAACTTCCGACAAGATTTATGTCTCACGTTTTAGATTTGGGAACACTACCTTCAGGAAAAGATGCGAAGGAGCAATTGAAAAATTGGAAAGCAAAACCAGTTGATCCCAATTATGATGCTCCCAAAACAATGGTTCAATCAGTTATGAGGTATAATCAGCTATATAACATTAAGACTCACATTATTATTCCAGGAGATTTTAGTCTTCACGCTGGAGATATGATTGAATGTGATTTTCCCGACCTCGCAAAAATTGAAAATGTACAACCAAACAAACAAACTAAAGGAAAATATATGATAGCAAGTTTATGCCATAGAATTACTCCTAACGATTGCTTTACAAGTCTTACTCTCGTAAGAGACTCATTCTCAGGTAAGGTTAGTTAAATGGAAAACATTCAAAAACATATTGATTATGATAGAGGAATTGTGGAAAACCCAATGGCATCTTCTCAGTCTAGAAGACACGCGGAAGAAGAATTAGAACAACTTGAAAAATATCATGCAAAGCATCCTGACGATAATCACGATCCAACACCTTTTGAACTTTTTTGTGATGAACACCCAGACGCATTAGAGTGTAGAATCTACGATGATTGAAGAACAGTTATTTCAAAAACACTTTGTAGGAAGAGACGGTTTCGTTTGGTGGATTGGTCAAGTTGTTGACCAAACTAAGTGGCAGGATAATATTAACGGTAGAAGAGTAGCATCTACTGATGCCATTCCCGGATTCGGTGAAAGATATAAAGTAAGGATTGTGGGGTATCATACCTTTAATCCAAATGCTTTATCTGATGATGAACTGCCATGGGCAACTGTGATGTATCCTGTCACTGCTGGCGCTGGATCAGCAGGAGCATCTACATCAGCACAACTTCGTCAGGGATCATTTGTATTTGGATTTTTTATTGATGGTGAAGATGCTCAGCAACCCGTTATTATGGGTGTGCTTGGATATAATCAACAAACATCATTAGAGAAAAAGGTTCCTAAGATTGGATTTTTACCATTCAGTGGATATACTGTTGATGATAAGGTTCCAGTCACAAATATTCAAACATCAAACGAAAAAAAGAAAGCTGTCCAAGTTAAACCACCCGGAAAAACTGAAAAACCAACAACCGGAACTATTGATAGCACTCAAGGTGCTACTTCCGGACAAAAGGATCTGGCATCAGAACAACAAAAGATAGATGGTAAGATGCAAACACCTGTGGCAAAAACCACGAGGTGTGGCAGAAATGATGTAAAGGGTATTTCTGCTGATATTGAAAAATTGATTATGATAGTTGAAAACCTAACAAAACTGAGCGGAGATTTTAGCACTCAGTTAACGGGTCGTATTGATAAGATACAAAAAAGAATTGAAAATGCCGTTACTGATGCAATCACATTTGTAACTTCAAAGATTAAAAATATAGTAGAAGCAGTTAGAAAATCAATCATAGAAAAAGTTAATGATGTTGTTAAAAATTCATATTTCTTATTTTTTCCAAATCTTAGACCAGCAGTAAAAGAAGCACAGAATAAAACTTTAGATCTTCTTTCTTGTGCTATCAACAAAATCATTCAAGGATTACTAGCATTAGTTGGAAATCAATTAAAAAACTTGGTCAATAAAGCAATCAATGTGCCCATTTGTTTAGCTGAGGGTGTAGCATCAAATATTGTTGGGACTGTTGGTGGATTTATTTCTGGATTAATAAATTCCATTCTACAACCAGTTAACGCATTACTACAAACTGTCGGAGCAGCAGCCAATCTAGCTGGACAGATTCTTTCAATCATCAAAAAGATTTTCGGTCTTTTTAGTTGTGAGGAAGAATTGTCTTGTCCAACAATAGATCAGTGGAGTACGTGGAACGGTGCTGGGGATAATCGTGGTGGACCAATCAGTATTGAATCCGTTTTTGATCAAGCACAATCAATTGGGCAATCAGCAGCTCAAGCAGCAACTAGTGCTGCCGGTGCTTTCAATCCAAACAATCTTGATATTAGCGGTTTAGTTAGTGGTGCTGGTAGTGCCCTTTCTTCCATTTCAAGCGGATGTAATATCGGTCCTGTTGAATGTAGTGCTCCAGTTTTAAGCATTTTTGGATCTGGTGGCAGTGGTGCTGTAGGAAATGTTGTGGTTGGAGTGACTGGAGAAGTTCTTGGTGTTGATCTAGTAAGTGGTGGAAGTGGATTTACAAGTGATCCAACTATTTCTATTAATGATTCATGTGGAACTGGGGCAGGAGCAGCAGCTGTTCCCATTATGAGTAAAAGCACCTCAACAAATAGTGCTGGAGAGACAATAAAGAGTATTGAAAATATTGTTATTGTTGATTCTGGAACTGATTACTTAATTGGACCTGATGGATCTGAAGGTGGTACTGGTAGAGTTTGGAAAAAACCAAATCAATCATATAAAAAAGGTGCCGATGGAACTTATTTCGCACCAGTAGATCCAGGAACTATTATTGAATTAAATCCAGGAGATGTTGTTAAGGTTCCATCTCCAGTAGTAACCGATACTGTAACTATTCCTTCTGGAGTAGAATTCCCAATAACTCAACCAGTTATAATTACAGCACCTCCTGGTCCACCTACAGCAGAAACTTTATTAGAAATTACGGGGGTGGAAAATTTTCCACAACTTTCTCTTCCAGAGAGAGAAGCAATATTGGATAGAATACCTCAACTTACACCAGCAGAAAGAGGAATATTAATAAATTTACCGTCAAAAACAGCATATCCCGTTGTTCTGGAATTAGAAACTGTTTACGTTAAAGATCCCGGATTTAATTATGGTGAGAATGATACTATTGTAATAGAACCATCTAGAGGTGCTGTTCTTAAACCTATTATAAGAAATGGTGCAGTGGTTGGTGTTAATATTGAAAAAACTGCGAATGGATTTGATTCAAGACCAAGAATATTTGTTGATAGTGATAGTGGATATAATGCCGAATTAATTCCCGTATTTAAAGTTATACAAGTTGACCCAGACGCCCCACCAGCAGCTGGAACGAAAATAATTTCTGTGGTAGACTGTGTTGGAAAGATATCTTTATCTCAAAAATCCTAATAAATATTATAAATTGACTTTTTGATTAATGGCGGAAAAGAAGAAAAATTATCATACAGTAAGAGATGGAACCAAAGATAGTGAAACTCGTAGAGGTCACATATCTGATGATGAAGTCTTATCATGTTATGTGGTAAGAAGTGGATATGATGAACTTCATTATGTTCAATTGGACGCAGATGGAAAAAGACCAGGGTGGACAACAATTCGTTCACCTGGTGTAACCCAGATTAAATCGGGTGATGATGTTGGAGATGATACGAATTGCATTGTAATAGAAGCACTTCGTGGTGATATCTTCCTTAAAGCACATAAGGGAAGAATTATGATGGAGGCAGAAAATATTCAAGCAATTGCTCTTGGTAAAAATAATAAGAATGGAGTAATCAGTTTTGAAGCTGATGAAAAATTTGAAGTGAAGGCAAAAAACATTGAGATGAATGGATCTGCTGTTGCTAGATTCTTCTGCTCGGGTGTTCTTCAGGTTGTGGGTGATGGTACTTTGGAAATGTTTGCTGGTCTTGCAGATTGTGCAACAGGAGCAACCAAACTCAAAAAGTCCAAATATCCTTCGACAGTTGAAATAAGAGAAAATACGAGGTTGGGATAATGTCTTTTAAATTTGATGATATTGCAGTTGGCAAAAGAATTTTTTGTGGTGTTGGATTGCCAGTTTCATTAGGAATTGGTCCAACAGAAATTAGAGGTTCTGCATTCATAGAATCTCCTATGATTGTTGGAAATCCGATTCCCTTTCCTACAATTCAGGCATCTTTGATGGTTGGTCCAATGACCAATTCAGATTCACCACCACCATTTATTCCAGGTGTTCTTGTTGCTTGTGGTGTATTTAATCATTCTCCATATTCACTTTGTGTTAGGGGAAATGCTTTTGTTTTCAATGATCTTGATGTAAATTCTGGTATTGTAGCAGGTGGAAATATTAATGCGGGGGGAAACATAGTTGCTCAAGGTGATGTACTTTCATTTTGCGGTGCTCACAGGCTTTCTGCAAAGAAAAACTTTGATATTCCTCACCCAACTAAAGAAGGTTGGAGATTAAGGCACACTTGTCCAGAGGGTCCTTCCAATGATGTCTATGTGAGAGGAAGAATTAGAAATAAAACTGAAATTGAGTTACCTGAATACTGGACAAATTTTGTAGATCCAACATCAATTACAATATCTTTAACTCCAATTGGTGCTCACCAGGATGTAATTGTCAAGAGAATATCTGAAAATAAAATACATTTGCAATCAAAAGGTGGAATGCCGATTGATTGTTTTTATCATATCTTTGCTGAAAGAGCAGATGGTGAGCAATTAATTCCAGAGTATCCTGGATCATCTCCAGCAGATTATCCAGGGAATAACGATGAATATTCAATTTCAGGATATCACTACGATCGTAAATTCAAGTAAAACTCATGGCACTAAACACCACAGTACTTGTATCACCAAACAATTGTCCCGATCAACCACCCCCAGGTATTAAGTCTCCTAGATTTGACTACATTGCAAAGGCATTGACTGGAAATTTACCATACCCAGCAGAAGCTTGTACTCCTTTTTATTATGGAAATTTCCAAGTAGATAACATTCAAGTTAATGGAACGGCAACAGGAAACTTCGTAGGGACTTTCAATGGAACAATTAATGTCCAATCTTGGAAAGGATTTGATATTAAACATCCAAATAAACCGAATCACAGATTAAGACATATTTGTTTGGAAGGTCCTGAGGGTGGTGTATATTTTCGGGGTAGATTAACCAATTCAAATGTAATTGGTCTACCTGATTACTGGAATGGACTAATTGATCCCGAAAGTATCACAATATCTCTCACTCAAATTGGATATACTCAAGATTTAATTGTTGACAAAATTGAGTGGGGTAAAAAGGTTTATATTAAGTCTGGTAATGGATCTAATATTGACTGTTATTATTTGATCAATGCTTCTCGCATAGATGGGGATCCATTGATAGTAGAATATAAAGGAGAAACTCCAGAATCTTATCCAGGAAGTTCTCAACAATATTCAATTTCAGGTTATAATTATGATGTTAGAGGTTAAAAGAGAAAACTAATGAAAGTACATGAAATTTTTCCCATTGCAATTGGGCAAGATTTATTTGAATCTCATGAAGAGTTTAAATTAAATCATTTTGAAGAAATTAAATTAATACAAGAAAGAAATAGAGAATACAGTCTTCCAGATCTTTATTTCTTACATTTGAATATTAAGTATATGGAATTTTTTAAATCCCTTAAAAATTCCATAGAAAATTATTTGATTGTTCTTGGTGCTGATCCAAATGTATTAAATTTACACGTTGTTCGTTCTTGGGTAGAGTCTTATGACTGTAACACTGGATGGACAGATCATCATAATCACAAGTCTAGTGATATATCTTTTAGATATTATCTAAAAACTACTGAAGACAAATCAGATGTAGTTTGCTTTGAATCCGGAAACTACCAGAATGAACTCTCACAAGGGATCTTTAATTTTTCCAATGATGGTGGTATGATAAAAAATCTAAACAAATATAATTGTTTAGGGTATGCGATATCACCGGTAGAAGGTAGTTTATTGGCATTTCCATCACCATTAAAAGTTGATACTGAATTAAATCAAGATGACATAGACCCTCGTTATGTTATCGCAGGTGATATTAAAATCACACTCAAACCAAAACACTATCAAATTTCACAATCAATTCCACATACATCACAGTGGTTAGATCTAGAGAGGTATTAATAATGGAAGAAAAATTAGAATACGAACATCAAGAACCAAATTTAGAATTACTTCATGACTTTCCACCAGATCACCCAAATGTAACCTTAAATAAATCCATTGAAGATTTTGAAGAATTTCAAAAACTTATGAGTATTATTTCAAGTTATAAGGAATCCTCATCACCCTTGACGGATGGGGAAGGGGATGCTATGATTATGGAGTAATCCAAAACCATCTAATGCAAGACGAATTCCTTTCACGGTGCGTTGTTGATCCCATCAAGCGAACTGTTTATCTTTATTCAAATGAGGGTGGAGAAAAAGAAGTCGTCTGCGACACCGTGGATGAGTTTATGAATGTTCTAGAGTTCGTTCGTGCTACTCTTGATGAAAGTGTTCTTTCTTACGCAAACCCACTCTGAGTTTTATGAATCCTTATAAGATCAGTTATAAGGTCCTCAAAGAGGAACCAAACAAGACAACTCCAGAGAATGTGAAGGAAGCAAATGAAAACTTGTTTCACGCAAAGTGGAATTTACCACAAGCAGCTAAGCATTGTGGGATGAGTCAAAAGGAAATGAAACTCACTTTCTTTGAATATGTGAAATATCACCCACCAACTTACATCAAATAAATACATAAAGGTGGGACTGATTCTATGAAGTATAGAATTGATACTAGATACGTTTGGTACAATAAAGGATCACAATTAGTCCTCATGTACTTCATAAATCAGATTCCCTTTACTTTTGATGATGTTCATGATAGTCTTATGTACGATCTAGAACTTATTGAACTAGCAGACAATGAAAGACGCTTTGAACCAGAAGATTTATACAAATCATCATTCTATTTGATTGATGAGGAGTGCCATCCTCTTATGTTTGACGTTGAACTGGAAAATCCAGAAATGTTGCCTGTTGATTAATGCCCTTGTAGCTCAGTGGTAGAGCAATGGTTTTGTAAACCATTGGTCGTCTGTTCGAATCAGATCGGGGGCTCTGAGTTCCATAAAACTCCAAAATGTCACTTATTTCACAAACAGACCGCCAAATGGTCATTGAAGCACTTGAATATTATGTTCAAAAACTTAAGGAGGATACCAGTTCTTCAAATTTTTCAGTCACTGATTACCAAACACTTCTTAACTGGATTGAGTTAGAATATTTCAAACATGGAAATTGATATTCATACTGATCCATTTCCATATATTAGAATTTTTGATTTTTATTCAGATGAAGAATTAAAATTAATATGGGAAGAACTAGAATTTATCCTAAATTATCGTATAATAGATGGTCCAGAAAAAACTGGAACAGCAATTCAGGATGGAATTATCCTAAAACAGAACAAAGGAATTTTTTTAGATAATCTATATTTGGACAGAAATACTTCAAATATTTTAACTATAAACAGAAATCTTTTTTTGACAATCGTAAACATAATAAATGAATATGATTTTGGGATTTTTAATAATAGTTTACGATGTATCAATTGGGATACTACGTTAATTTCATATTATGAAAATTCAGATCACTATAAAAAACATTACGACATTTCATCATTTACTTGCTTGACTTGGTTTTTCAAAAAACCTAAAAAATTTTCTGGTGGTGATTTAATTTTTCCAAACTTCAATTTAAAAATAGAAGTAGAAGACAATTCACTTATACTTTTCCCTTCATGTGTTGATCATGAAGTTTCTGAAGTAAAAATGAATCCAGAAGATATGGGAAAAAAATTGGGTAGAGTTTGCATGTCTCAATTTATGGGTCATTCTAACGTAAATCATTCAAATTAAAAATTTATAAAAATGAAAATCAATCTTTGGTATTGTGAATCAATGAAACAGTGGCGATGGACTCTCACTGACAATTCTCGCCCAATTGTCAGGCAAGAATCGGGACAACAACCATTTCTTCGTGATGCAATGAATGATGTTGCAACTACCGTAGAATATATGTTAGAATGCAAACAAAGTGAGTAAAAATACTTAAATGAAATCAGATTTTTACATAGATAGGGTAGGTAAGGAAGACATCAAACATCTTCTTTATACCCATCATTATCTTAAAGACGAATCTAAAGATTTTAAATCTGGTTTCAACTATGGGCTTTTCAGATCCTCGGTTTCTGACATTCTTAGGGTTGGTGGTTGCCTGGGTGCTTGTGTCTTTACTGGCCTGCCCGTCCCAGAAATAGCAGTCGGTGCTTTTGGTTTAGAAAGAAACCAACAAGAGGGAATATATGAATTATCCAGACTTTGCATACACCCAGATTTACAAAAAGAAGAATACAACATCACATCCTGGTTCGTAAGTCGTTGCATTAGGAGATTTAAGAAAGATGCCTCAGTTCGTGCTATTCTTAGTTACGCTGACTCTGGTCACCACACTGGAGTTATATACAGAGCTTGCAATTTTCAATACTACGGTCTGACCGATAAGAAATCAGACTTCTGGATTAAACAACCCGATGGATCATTTATTAAACATTCTAGAGGTCCTATAAAGGGGCAAGAAGGTGAATGGAGAGAAAGAACAAGAAAACATAGGTACTTGATGATCTTTGATAAAGAACTTGAAAAAAGGTTGAAATGGGAAAAGGAACAATGGTAAACCTCCGAGAAATCGGGGGTTTCGTTGTTGATAAATAACTTATAACGGAACTACAAGTGTTAATAAAATGGGTCTTTCTAGATTAGATAATTTTCTAAAGAGCACAAGGGGAGAAATACTCTACGTTGATCCTTCAAGTATTGACTCCACAGATAGTATAGAGAATAAGGGCAATTCATTAACAAGACCATTCAAAACTCTCCAAAGAGCACTGATAGAGGCTGCTAGATTTTCCTATCAAGGTGGGGATAGAAATGATAGGTTTGAAAAAACTACTATTCTCCTATATCCAGGTGAGCACATCATTGATAACAGACCTGGTTGGATTCCCGATGGTTCAAGTAACTTCCGTCTAAGAGATGGCACAACGTCCAATCTTTTCACGGAGTTTAACTTAGATACAAATTTCAATATCAATTCCACAGGAAATGCATTATATAAACTGAATAGTATTCGTGGTGGAGTAATTGTTCCTCGTGGTGTTTCTATTGTTGGAATAGACCTAAGAAAAACAAAAGTAAAACCAAAATATGTTCCAGATCCAGAAAATGTTAACATTGAAAGATCCGCTATCTTCAGATTAACCGGTGCTTGTTTCCTGAACAATTTCAGCGTTTTTGATGCCAGTCCATCAGGAACTGCTTTTAAAGATTATACTTCAAACTTATTTGTACCTAACTTTTCTCACCATAAATTAACTGTTTTTGAATATGCAGATGGAGTAAATCCAGTTGTTATTGATGATGAATTCCAGACATATTCAACTACCAGAACAGATCTGGATATGTATTATGAAAAAGTTGGTTTGGCATATGGACAATCCAGTGGAAGAGAAATCTTCCCAGATTATCCAACAAACCCAATAGATATTCAAGCAAAAGTTGATGAATATAGAATTGTTGGTTCTCAGGGAGTTGAGGTTGGAATTACTTCAATTAAGGCTGGTGATGGAGCAATTACATCAAATGTAATCACTGCAACTCTATCAGAAGCAATACCAGATTTATCTGTAGATACTCCCATTCAAATACAAGGGATTGGTCCTTCTGGTTACAATGGACAATTTATAATATCTGCTGTTAATGGTGAAACAGAATTACAATATAAAGTACAAAATCCACCATCAAATCCACAACCAACATCATTGGGAGGAGCAACTGCAAGTGTTGTTGTTGATACTGTAACATCAGCATCACCATATGTTTACAGCGTATCTCTGAGATCCGTATTTGGTATGTGTGGAATGTGGGCAGATGGTGCCAAGGCAACAGGATTTAAGTCTATGGTTGTTGCCCAATTTACTGGAATCAGCTTACAGAAAGATCCCAATGCCTTTATAAAGTATAATTCTGATACTGGAACTTATGAGGGAAAGAACTCTCCAGGAAATTCAAACTTAAATACAGATTCCAGAGCAATTTATAGACCATCATATGAAAACTGGCACATTAGAGCAAGTAATAATTCATTCATTCAAATCGTTTCCGTTTTTGCTATCGGATACGCAAAACATTTTTACGCTGACAGTGGCGGCGATTTCTCAATCACTAACTCAAACTCCAACTTCGGTAATACATCCATATTCTCATCTGGATTTAGAGATGAAGCATTCTTAAGAGATGATGTTGGATACATAACTCACGTTATACCACCAAGAATTCCAGATACTACAGAAATAACAACAGAATTTGGATCTATCGACGTTCTAACCACTGTTGGAGTTGCAAATAGCACAAGATTATATCTTTATAATGAAACAAACCAAAATGTCATTCCACCTTATATAATAGATGGATATAGAATTGGTGCGAAAAGAAATGATACTCTGAATGTAAATATCCCAGTTGCAGGTATATCATCAACATATTCTTCCAGAATTATTATACCAAACACTCAGGGAACTGGTAGCGAGGCAACAAGAGAAAAAATAAATTATGTCGCTAGATCGGGATCTTCAAACAATATCAATACAAGCACATATACTATTACGCTAGAATCTACAAATACATTTATTAATGGTGAAAAAATTAGGGTAATTAGTGATAATGGAGAACTGCCTGATGGAATTACCCCAAATCAAGTTTATTATGCAATCACAACTTCTGATGATTTCACTAATTCAAGTCAGATTAAATTAGCACAAACTTTTAATGATGCTTTGAATGATAGAGCAGTTCAAATTAACAACAGAGGTGGAGTTCTGAAGGTTGTAAGTAGAGTATCCGATAAAATTCCTGGAGAATCTGGACATCCAATTGTTTGGGATAGTTCTGTTAACCAGTGGTATTTAAATGTTTCTCCTACTGTAAACACGATTTATAATGCACTTGTTCAATTCGGAACTGGTTACCTAGGTACTGCGACTCCAAGAACTTTCATTATTAGAAAACCAGACACAAGGAATCTACTTGATACGATTTATAGAGTTAGATATGTTATTCCATCCAGCTCATCAATTACTTCCAGACCTCCTGTAGAAGGATTTATCGTCCAAGAATCAAATTCCACTATCGGAAGTACAACAACAGAAATTCAAAAATATTTTAGTACCTTAACGGTCGATCTTTCTGATCTATCGGAACTTAGAAATTTCAAACTTGTTGCGGATGCAACTTGGTCTTCAAATTTTGCGACAATAAGAACGGAACTTCCCCACAATTTCTCAGTCGGTGACAGTGTAGAACTATACAACATTAGAAGCACTCTTAATACTGATGGATCTGAAAACCAAGGGTTCAATGGGAAGTTTACAGTAACTTCTATTATTTCTAGAAAAGAATTTGCCTATGAATTAACAACTAATCCAGGAACATTCACAAGTGATACTTCATTAAGAACAACGTCATTACCAAGAGTTTCCAGAAGAAAATTGAGTGGAATTTATTCAATATACAAAGCAGAAGAAACTCAAAAATATATTAAAGGTGAGAAAGATGGTATTTACCACTTAACCTTGGTAAACGCATCCAATTCACCATCAGCGGAAGAATTTAGTTCACTTAAATTCTCACAACCAATCCAATATCTGTATCCACAATCAAACAGAGATGAACCAATAGGTGATCCAGAACCAGCTGCATCTAGTGCTGTATCTAGTTTGATTGGACAAGTAGTTATTAATGATCCACACACATCTCTTACAAGAGAAACACTTGAATCAAACCTAAAAGATTTTGGTGTAGGAATTGCAGTTACAAATATTGTATCAAACGCTCAGGGAACAGTTCATACATTTTATTCAAAAATTGATCACGGACTGAATCGTGCAGTTAGTGTTTCAATTGTAAGTTCCGGTTCAAATTATGGAACTGGCATAGGTGCAACCCAAGTATTGTATAATGCAAAACTGGTAAGTGAAACTGGTGGAGGAACTGGTGAAAACGCAACCGCAAGAGTTACTGTTAATGGATCTGGACAAATAACAGATGTTAAGATAATGGATGGAGGAAACTCCTATGGAATAGGAAATACATTTGCGATCGTTGGAATAGCAACAACCACAAATCACTTCAGAGGTGTTGTTTCTATTGCACAAATTAATGATAATGTTGGAGATAATTTTGCTTTAAGTGGGATTAGAGATAAAAATTATTCTCAATATAATGGAGTTTATAGAATTACTTCAGTACCATCCACTACTCCAAAAATAATACAAGCAGTATCTGTAAACCCAATATCTTCTCCCGCGACTGGTGGAATTAGTTCTTCCATTCTAAGTAGATCTCAAATAGCACTGACAGGAAAATCACAATCAGTATCTACCTTTACATATGATAATGTAAGTGGTATTGCTACTGTCATAACTTCAAATGCTCACGGTTTAAGAAAGGATAATAGAGTTATTCTTTCTGGTGCTGATAATTCATTGTTCAATAATTCATTTATTATTGATAGAATCGTTGGTCTTTCAACATTCGTTGTTAATGTTGGAACTTCAGCAACAGTAGTTGGAACATCTGGAACAATCGTTGCGAACTATGAAGGATTTAATTCTAGAAGTGGTTCTATAAACCAAGATAATGAAAATACTGATGGTAGAATGATAACTGTTTATGGAAACATAACAGCAACGCTTTCTACAGAAATTTCTAACTTAACTACAGATGAAGTTTTCATCTCTAACCTAACAAATTATGATTTTAATATTGGGGATTTCCTCATTATTGATGATGAAATTATGAGAATTTCTAGACAAGTTCCAACCACATTAGGTTCTCCAATAAAAGTCTTTAGAGGCATTCTGGGAACAAAAAGAGGTACTCACGTTACTGGATCTGTAGTAAAGAGAATTAATGTTTATCCAGTTGAATTTAGAAGAAATACAATCGTAAGAGCATCTGGACATACATTTGAATATGTTGGATATGGACCAGGAAACTATTCAACAGCATTCCCAGATAAGCAGGATAGGCAAATAAGCGATCAAGAAGAACTCTTATCAATATCTAAGAAAGATTCTGGTGGAACTATTGTTTTCAATGGAATCAATAGTGATGGTGATTATTATATTGGAAATAAGAAAATTAATTCTTCAACTGGTCAAGAAGAAGTCTTTGATACTCCAATTCCTACCACAACTGGGGAAGAAATTGTAGAGACAGATTCTTCCATTGGATTTGATGTTATTTCACCACTAGAAGTTTCAGTAAGTAGATCAATTAGAGTTGAAGGTGGGCCCGATAAGACTATCATTTCAGAATTTGGTGGACCAGTTATCTTTAATAACAAGATCACATCAAATTCTCCAAAGGGAATAGAATCTCATTCTCTATTCTTACAAGGTGATGCAAGAATTTCGAGAAAATACACTGTTGGCATATCAACTCCATCAGATTCATCAAACCCTGGCGATGTAACATTTAGATCAGATCCAACAGCGGGTGATAATATTGGATGGGTCTTCACTGGAAAGAATCACTGGTATCCCTTTGGATATATTAGTGTTGAGAAGGATGCTAATGTTCAAGTATTTGACAAAATTGGAATTGGTGTAACAAGTCCAAATAATTACTTACTACAAGTTGGAAGTGCCACCAGTTCATTCTATATAAACAATTCTGGAAATGTTGCGATTAATACCACACCAAACCCATCTTATGCACTCAATGTTAATGGTGTCATATACGGTGATGGATCTGGACTCTTTAATGTTTCAGATGTTTGGGAAGGCGATGCAGTTGGTGTTCACACAACTACACCAGTCGGTGTTGGTACTACTAGTGCTAGGGCAGGATTTGGTTTATATGTTGAAGGAAGTGCTGCCTTCAATGGTTCTCTGAGAGTTTATGAGATCATTGAAAAAGCAACCATTAGCACTTCAATATTAACTACAGGATCTGATGTTAATATTGATCTTGGCGATAATAATGTTTATTACTTCACAAATAATGCCGCCGGAAATTGGTCGCTAAACTTCAGAGGTGGAGTTGGACTAGCACTGACAAGTTTCTTGAGCAAGGGTGAATCTATGACAGTTGCTGTTCTAACAACTCAAGGTGCTACACCATATTATAATAACTCAGTTAAAATTGATAGTGTTTCTATAACTCCAAAATATTATGGAGGATCTGCAATTACATCAGGAAATGCGAATAGTTTGGATTCGTATACTTATGTTGTAATTAGAAAAGATTCGACAGGAAATCCATCCGCTGACTTTACTATTCTTTATTCACAGTCTCAGTATTCATAATTTAGGAGGTAAAACTGATGCCATTATTAGGTTCTTACGGCGGTTCTTCTGAATATGCGTATAGGGGAACTATTGATGATTTCCCAAATGATTTCTCCTTTACAAATCAAACAGACGCTATACCAGGAAATTTACTCACTTCTAATCAAGTAACAATCACTGGTATAAACAATAGAGCACTTGTAAGAGTTTCTACTGGGGCATCAGTTTCAGTTAATGGTGGATCCTATGTAATCCCAACAGAGGCATCTCCAGTTTTTATATTTAATAATCAGACATTATCCGTAAGAATACCCTCAACTTCGGGTCAATTAACTGATTTTAGTAAGTCATATTCTGCTAATGTTAGCGTAGGAAAAAAAACAGCTTTATGGGAAGTTAGGACTAAGGTAGTAGATGTTGATCCTACACCATTTACTTTTACAAATCAAACAAATAGAGAAATTGGTGTTGGATATACTAGTAATGAAATAACTGTATCTGGTCTTGAATCTGGATTTTCATTTCCAGCAGATATCACTTCTGGATCTGGGCAAATAATTAAGAACGGTGGAACTGGAGTTCCATCTGTAAGTGTTGTAAATGGAGATAGAATTTATCTAAGACTCATTTCCCCATTTGAATATTCAAACTTTCCAACTGGATCTGGAACAAAAACTAATAGTACAACAGTTAGAGTTGGATCTTATTCAACTTCTTGGTCAGTTTCATCCAGAGATGTTGATTTATTCATTGATCCTTTTGATTTTAATGACATTAATAATGCCTTAGTTTCATCAGTTTATGAAGCATTTTCTGTTAATACTTCGGGTATAGTTACTACGATAACTGGAGCAGACCAAGGAATACCTCTTGTAACCGCAGTAACTGGATGTGAATTGAGAGTCGAACAACCAGCAGCTGGTGGTGGATTTAGTATTAGAAGACCTTTCAGCACCGCAAATGCGATAGTTTTTAATGGAGATAGATTAACCGCAAGAATAACAACATCAGGTAATTTTTCTGAAACTAAAGTTGGAATTGTCACAGTTTCTAGTTTTGCGGGAAGATTCATAGTTACGACTCGCCCAAGACCTATTGATACTATTCCAGATCCTTTCACATTTACAGATATACCTTCCCAAACGAGAGGATCTACTGTAGATAGTAATGAAATTACTTTGGTTGGAATGTCAACTTTTACTGATGAGGGAGTTGCATCATTAACTACTGGAACTAATGGCGGAAATGCTCAGTTCCAAGTAACCAGAGGAACTCAAGTTCTTAGAAATTACACTGGGATAGGGACTTATCCTGTTAGAAATGGGGATAAAATCAAGTTAAGAATCACAGCATCTTCAGAACCAAATATTACTAGAACAGCAACATTTAGAGTTGATGGTATTGATACAAATTTAGTTATTACTGGAACAACTGGATTTAGGGATGATGTGTGGAGTGTAACATCAGCGGTAAGAAGTTGTGATATTACCGAGTTTACGCTTCCAACCGTAAGTAATGCACCTAGGAGTACAGCACAAACAACCACATTTACTGTGGGTGGTTTTCAGTCTGATTGTGGGATGGTAGTAAGTACCAATTTGGGATCTCTTTCTGTTGATGGCGGTCAAACATTTGGAAACAATTTATCAGTTTCTCCAGGAACAGTGGTAACACTTAGGGTTACATCTTCAGCATCTTTTGGGGCATCAACAGTTGCCACCGTTACAGTTTCTAACTCATCGACTGGAGTTCTTCCAAATAAAACATATAGTGCTACTTGGACAATCAATACAGTTCAGGATACTACTCCAGCATCAGTTACAATATCAGCATCTCCAACTTCAATAACAATTGGACAATCTACAAGGTTAACTTGGTCTTCTGTTAATGCGACGGAGGTTGTAACAAGTAGCGGTCAAGGATTTTCTTTAACATCAACACAATTAAGTGGATCTAATGTTCCAGTAACTCCAACAAGTTTAGGTAATCAAACTTATTCAATAACAGTTAGGAGTAATCCTTCGGCATCAAACGCCGCAACTTCACCTACAGTATCAAAATCAGTTACCGTTTCAGTTACTGAAGATACTACTCCAGATTCTTTTTCATTGTCACCATCTAGTTTTACATCCCAAAACAAAGGTGCGGAGGTTAGTGCTACGGCCCAATCTAGCACAAATTCTTCAGTTAGTGTCTCTGGATTAACAGCAAATACCACTGTTAGCGCATCTATATCAGGACAAGCTTCTGGATTTACTGTCAATAATGGTGGTAGGGTGACTACGGCAAATGTAAAAAATGGCGATGTTATCAGAGTTTTTATAACTAATAGTTCAAATCAAGACACTCTGGTCAGCGGAACACTTAATATTGGAACTCAATCAAGTTCATTTACATCAAGAACAACTGCTTGTAGTGTTCCAACGAATCAAAAATTTTATGCTAATAATGCAGTTACCGTAAACTTTAAGGCGGCAACCGTACAACCAAATTCACAATCTCTAAACTTATATACATCCAAGATTGGTGGTGGAACCCAGGCCAGAGCTGGCGTTACAGGAGCAAAAGCGTATACAACTACCTCTATACCTAGTATACCCAATGGCGTCACATCAATACAAGTTGCCTTAGTTGGTGGTGGAGGTGCTGGTGGAAATGCTAAAGGTGGAGGAGCTGGAGGAACTGTTCAGGCAACAGTGCCAGTTTCAGGAGGACAAAGCGTTACAGTTGAAGTGGCCGCATCTGGTGGGCCTGGCAATGGAGCTTCTTCCAGAATACTAGTAGGTGGTTCTGAGGCCGTGAGAGCTCTCGGTGGACAATCTGGCAATATCGGCGGCGCCGGCGGAGGAGGTACAATTACTTTAGGTTCCGGCACCGTAACTCCTGGAGGCAGTTCTTCTGGTAAAACTGGAGGAACCACAAGTCCGACAGGAGGAACTGCAGGACAACCTGCAAGTGGTAGTAATGGTGGTGGTGGAACTGGTGGAGGAGTGATCTTTACTGAGAACCCCAATGGTGGGATAAATTTGACTGCCAATAATGGTCAAAATAATAGTAATGGCAATACTGGATTAGGACTTCAAGGCAGTAATGGTGGTGGTTCCGGAGGATCTGGATTCAGCAATTTTCCAGGATTGCCACCTAACACATTTGCCACAAATTCCTCTTCTGGTAGAGGAGGAGCAGCCGTATTTTATCAATCATCCCCATCTTCCGCCATAACTTGGGATAACGTAATTGATACCATCGTTACAGCATTCAACACATATAAAAGAAGACCGCCATCAGACACTGAAATGGATACTTATACTGCTAGGTTCACAGGAACTACTTCAGTAACTCTTTCTTCTCTAGATGGTGAGATAAGAGATAGCATAATTCCTGTAGCAACATCATTCACCGATAGTTGCGGAGGAACTTTCTAAATATAAAAAACACTACGGGGGAGAGTGAACCCAAATGACAGTAAGTAAGAATTTTGTAGTTAAAAGAGGTTTAGAAGTTGGCGGTGATACTTTATTCGCAAATAGTGTCACCGATAGAGTTGGCGTTGGAACCACAAATCCAACAAGCACTCTTACAGTTAAAGGAAATACAGCACTAGAAGATCTAACTGTTTCTGGTGTTTCCACATTTTCAAGTAGAGTAGCAATAGGAACATCAAATCCAGTATCTTCTCTTACTGTTGCTGGAAGTGGAACATCAACATCTCAACTTTTTGTAACTGGTCTTTCCACTTTCCATAACAATGCATTTATCGCAAGTGATAATAGATTATATTTTGGTGCTGAAACTTTATCAATCTCTTTTCAATCAACACCTTCAGTATCAAATTATATTGAAACCTTTGATCACGTTCCCCTAAACATCGTCACTGAAGATCTTACTGTTGGGGCTTCAGATGGTGAAAAATTTGCAAACTTTAGGATCAATAGTTCCGTCTCACTTTACTATGATAACTCTAAGAAGTTTGAAACATCTGGTCTTGGTGTAACAGTTACTGGAGTTACATCTACCACATATCTTTACGCAACTGGTATTTCAACATTTATTGATGGTCCTGTCTTTATTGGTTCTGCAGTTACAACAGGGACAGCATTACAGAGACTACAGGTAACTGGCGGTGGTTATTTCTCCAGTCCTGTTGGAATAGGCATTACAAACCCATCAAATACTCTTACAGTTGTTGGTAGCGGAACATCAACAGCACAACTTTATGTGGTTGGATTCTCCACATTCGTTGGATATTCTACCTTCAGAGATTACGTCAACATTGAAGATGGAGTATTTGTTGCTGGAGTTTCTACATTTGTTGGTTATTCCACTTTCAGAGATTATGTTAATATTGAAGATGGGTTAAATGTATCTGGTGTCTCCACATTCGTTGGATATTCTACCTTTAGAGATTATGTAAACGTTGAGGATGGATTGAATGTCCTGGGCATTTCCACCTTCGTTGGTTATTCAACATTTAGAGATTACGTAAACATTGAAGATGGTTTAAATGTTGCTGGAATCTCCACTTTCGTCGGTTATTCCACCTTTAGAGATTACGTTAATATTGAGGATGGATTGAATGTAAGTGGTGTTTCCACATTCGTCGGATATTCCACCTTTAGAGATTATGTAAACATTGAAGACGGTTTAAATGTTTCTGGAATTTCTACGTTCGTTGGATTCTCCACATTCCAAGATTACGTAAATATCCAAGATGGATTAAATGTTTCTGGAGTATCTACTTTTACCAATAATGTGAATATTTCCGGTAATACTTTAATTACTGGTGTTACAACATCATCTAGTGGATTTAGTGGAAATCTAACTGGAAATGTAACAGGAAATCTAAACTCTTCTGGTGTCAATACGGCAACAACAATTTCTGGAACTAGTTTAACTTATAATACAGGTAATTTAACCACTGGAAATATAGTAACAGGTATTGTAACTACTCTAAGCGGAACTAATCTTAATTATAGTGGAGTTACAACAACTGGAATATTAAACGTAGGGACTGGTGGAACAGTAATTACCACAACTTCTGGGGGTAATGTTGGACTTGGAACAAATCCAACATCAAAACTTCACGTAATTGGTGATGCTCTTATATCTGGCATTTCTACTGCCAACTCTTTTAGGGCAAGAGGTGGTGCTCCAGGTGCTTTAGGTGTCAATAATAATGGATATGGATTCTTTGGGTCTGGGGATAACGATTCTGGAATGTATAGTTCTGCTGATGGGCAAGTAGAATTTTATTCTAATTCAGTTGAAATATTCAGATATAATACTACTAGTGTTGGTATAGGAACTACAATTCCAGTATCAAAACTATCGGTTGTTGGTGGTGATGCTTCTGTTGGTATTAATACTTCACAGGGTGTTATTCTCACATCAGCAAATGGAACTAGATATCGTCTATTTGTTGAAAATGATGGTACTCTGAAGACCGTTGCTGTTTGATTGACAGATTGAGTTGAACATTATAGAATAACTTTGAATATTTAATTTTTTATTAATGGCATATCAATCATATTGGTATAACACAAATCTTCCACAAGAGATTATAGATATCATTATTAAAGATCTCAAAAACAATAAAGCGGATGATTTATTTGAAGAATCTACATTGACTGGTGGATTGATAGACCACAATAAGAGAAAATCCAAAAATACTTGGATTGGAACTAGTCATTGGTTAGGTGGTTTTCTTTGGTATTACATTGATAAAATAAATCAAGAAAATTTTAGATATGACTTATCTGGAATAGATAATGACTCAATTCAATACACTCAATATGAAGAGGGTGAATTTTATAACTGGCACGTAGACTCTTCATTTTCACAATTATATGAATTGAGCAGCACAAAAAGTAGCTTTATTGATGAAAGTAGTCTTCAGAATGATTCTAATGATTTTTTGAAGGCAAATACAGAATCTATCAGAAAACTTTCATTCATAGTTCAACTATCTGATCCAAATTCTTATGAAGGTGGTGATGTACAATTAATAGATGATAATGATCTCATGTACACTGTTCCAAGAGAACAAGGATCTATAATTCTTTTTGATTCAAGAACTAGACACCGAGTTCGTAAAGTAAAGAAAGGAACTAGAAGAAGTTTGGTTGGATGGTGTGTTGGTCCTCGCTGGAGATAAACCACTTTAAAAACTGCCACAGTCACCCCTCAGAGGCGCTCTGAGGGGTTTTATAGTATCTACAGTTATCAAACCCTACCTTGTATTCTAATTTGGATCGTCTGCTGTTTGTTGGTTCGTTCCTGGTCCTGATGAACTGGGGTGTTCGTGTGACTCAGGTGGTTATTAATGGTTTCTTCTGATACTTGACAAAGGTAAATAAATGTTGCTACAATACCTTTGTTGGGGTTCAAGAAAAGTTATATGAAGTTTACTTTAAGTATCGGTAACCCTCCATATGGTGTTGGAGGAAACCTAGCAATCAGATTCTTAAACAAGAACGCAGAGTTATCGGACAATGTTTGGTTAGTTCTACCAACATCAGTAAGAAAACCATCATCACTGAATAAGATTCATTCACATCTACATTGCGTTCTAGATGAAGATCTAGACCCCTCTACTTTCCCGAATGGTATTAGTGCAGTAAAGCAATACTGGGAAGTCAAAAACACATCTAGGTTTGATGTGGGTGTGGGTAGAATACATATGCACAAAGAACATCCTGACTTTGAGTTTCTTCCTTATGAGAGGAGATTTGAAGCAGATGTTTTTGTAGGTGAATATGGTTGTGGTCCAAGTGGTAGAGTTAAAATAAAGAACTTTACTCACTATGCAAAGGGACATCATTTCCTCAAAGTAAGGGATCCAGAAGTTATAGATAATCTGCTAGAATTTGCTTCTAGATTCAGAGAGGCAGCAAATCAATGTAATGGCAGATATCACTTTGGTAAGAATGATCTGATTTCAACTTATATTCAATGTCTAGAAGAAAAGAATGAAAAAGAATAAACATAATATTGAAACTGGATCTACAATTGAAAGATCTGATGAGCGGATTAAAGAGACTCAAGAGGTCTTTACTCCGATGGATCTTGTTGAGAATATGGTAAATGATATTCCAGAAGAAATGTTGAAAGATCCTTCTAGCACATTCCTAGACAACTCTGCAGGATCTGGTAATTTTATTGTTGCACTGAAGAATAAACTTCTACAATATCACTCAGAGGAGCACGTCATTAATCATATGCTCTATGCAGTAGAACTGATGGAGGATAATCACAAGGAACTTTGTGATCGTGTGGGGGTTTCTACAGATCATCCTCACTATGTTTGTGCTGATGCATTAGAGTATGATTATTCATTTGGAGAACTTATCGGTATTGAAAAGTTTTTCTAATGAGTTCAGGGGTTGACGGGGCACTGGTTTCATCGTATATTGATCTCGTGGTTGAGGCACTGGCGCCGAAACCCAAAATGGACACACTGCCGAATTTCTTTTACTATGGAAACTCAAAAACTAAATCAAGGAATCCGAATTCCTCAGCAATACGTTGCTATCCCCAAAGACAGTTCTCTGTATGAACTGAAAGCACAGATTGAAACTTATGTGCGCCCAGAATACGAGACTGCAGAATATGTTCGCACTGAAATCGTTTCTACTGGTGCATTCAAACTGCGAAAGAATGTAGGACGATTCAAGGGTAATGATGCAAAAGTGTATGAGACCGTTGCAAAATCCTTAGAGAAGGGATACAAGCAAGGTAAACTTCCTCCCATCGTTCTCGAGAATTCCGAAACGAATGAACTTGAGAACTGGTTGCTGAATGGTAACCACCGTTGGATGTGGTATTGCAACAACGGATATGCCTGGATGATCGTTGATGTCTATCGCATCAAACCTGGATTTGATGAAGGTGATGTGATGGATGAAGTTGGTCTTCTACACCAACCACAACCCGATGGTTCCAGTTCTGTTTTTGATGACTACAAAGCACGAGGTATTGCTTGGGTGCAACGCCAGAAACTGGAGGATCTGGTTGTGACTCAGGAAGATGTTGATTCTTGGGTTGATAAGTATGCCAAGAACGAAACTTCCCTAACTCGCACCAACCTGAAGAGGGCAATCTTCAACAACACTGAGAAGAATTCTTTTCTCACCAACTACACTCGTTCTCAGGTGATTCGCCTATTCAAGGATTGCAACATTGTAATTCTTGATAAGAACGATCAAATCGTGACTAATGTTGTTGATCGCCTGTTTGAGGCAGGTCAAGATGTGTGGATTCGTGATTTCCTTCCCACTTTCCTCCGAGATGCTGCTCGTGGCGTCAAAACCCGCCTGAACTTCTATGTGAATACTACTCACGCAAAGGATGGACTTGCAGTTCTCAAGATGATTGAGAACCGTATCAACCAACTGGAGGATATTCTGACCAATCTTGATGCCATCAACGGCACTGGTGCGGTGCTACGATCTTTCCTGATCTATGGTTCTCGCCCTCCACACATTGTGGATACTGATCCCTCCGATACTCTGGTTCCCATCCAGTAATCCACTTTCATAACTGTCACACGGGGTCCTGCGGGACC